CTCATCGAAACAAAGGTTCGGGTGCCTACACACGCCTACGTCCTTCTTTACCTCAGGCTTTTCCTTGGTAGTTTGTCCCCCGGAGGGTTAACCCGGCAATACAAAAGTACGACCACCTCCCCAAGCACGCGATTCTACGCACTTGGGCAAGAAAAATATTTCCTAGCACTTTCGCCGCTAAAAGGTAGCGACCCTATCTGGGCCTACTCCACTGCTCTACTCACTAGTTTCCATCGGTGTAACGATGCCCGCAAACGGGGGACAAGTACCCCTCACAAACGTGAGGGAAGTCCAACGTTGCCAATGTTTCTCTTTTTTTGTTTCTTTCCACTCTCTTATTTCAGTAAGGGCGAGAAGTCTCCTACACTCAACAAAGCTGAGTCGAGACAACCTCGCCAAACGTCTAATCTCAGGCTTACGGATCGGATTCCAGCGAAGGGTACCCATCTTCCAGTCGGTCTCACCGACATTTTCGGACGGATCCCAAGCACTATCCACCAAAGCTTCAAAAAATTCTTCATCCTGAGACGAATCATTAGTCTCCACTCTCCTCCACCCTTCTGGTATCTTCTGTTTATGGAAACCAACCCTCGCCACAGGAAGTGGCGCTTCGGAATCCAACTTACTGTAAAAAGACTCTCTCTGAGTGTAACCTCCACACGCAATAGCCGCATCCGAAATCCTACAACCAAGCCCCCTGCGAAGGGAACGTTGATAGAAGAAAATCGAGGTACGGTGAAGGCGAAGGAAGTGACCAAGAAGCCAAGTCCGAACATGAACAGGAGAACACTGTGATAAACAGCGGACCCTTTCAGCGACAGCAGTGGGATCCTCCAAAGAGGAGAACCACCACGTTGAACGCATCGTTCTAACAAGGCGAACCTTAGAAAAAGTCGAACTAAAAAAAGTAGAATTAAGAGAGAAAAAGCGATTGTCGACTAGTGTCTTACCCTTGGAAAGGGTCAGACCAGCTGACCGGACACCCTCCATCCACCGATCGACCTCAGAAGGTCTCGCACGGAAGACAATATCATCCCCATTTATCCTGACAGGGACCCCGCGTCTCGGCACAAAGTGCTTGAACGCAAGGTAATTGACAAGACAAAGAAGGGGAAATGATAGGAGATTGCCCATCAGCTGTCCACGGGCCTGCTGGCCCAAGAACTCGCCACGCGCAGAAAAAAAATCCACACGACTGTGAAGCCAGAGCGGCTTGGATGATGTCTGAGGGAACGTGAGTACAGCGATCAAGAATCAAATTCAAAATGAGGCGCTGGACCTCAAGTGAAAGATTATCAGTTGCGCTCTCGTAATCCCCCGAAACAAACACCTCGCCACGAACTGGATTAAAGTCCGTGAAACATTCCGGCAAAGCTTCGCCTCTCAAGAAAGCAGTTTTTTTTGTTAAGAAAGAATAAAGTGTATCGTGAAGCGGAGACAGACTCTGCATTGAGACACGATTTTTTGTCACAATCCGATACTTGCCCCCGGTAAAAACGGAGACGGCACGGACTGTATTAGGAGTGACATACCACGAAGGTCGGTGAGACCCCCGTAAATAATCACAAAACTCTTTTCTTTCTATTTTCATGTGCGCGTCCATAAGGGTTGCACGCGCACCACCTTTACCTCTACCCCGCTCCCAACAAGCCGACGTTGGCAAGGTCATACGACCAATCCTCCGATCATAACCGTGATCCCAGCCTACAGGAAACATCCTATCCACTTCACTCCTAACAAAGGAGAGAAAGTCGGAAGAAGGAGGAACTGAAGGTGTAACCATCCTCCTAACATACGACTCCACACAAGGTGGAGAAGTAGCGGGAAGGACTTTACGGAAAAGAAAGGTGGAGCTAATAATCGACACACGTTGGTGAACGCGAATCGTAGACAACGACTCGCCCCAAGGGTGAACGGTATTTTTTATATTTTTTTCTTTTATTTTTTTGAAACACTCCGTTTCCATCCCCTGTCCACAAAACGACCTCATCTCTACAAGAGAAGAAAAGGTTAGTGGAGGTAATTCAATCCTATAACAGCGATTGAAATACTGAACCAGGCTCCGGAAGCGGAGATTGGCGACACGAAGGTCTTCCTCAACGCGTTTTAGCGAAGAGGGGCCGAGTCCGTCATCTCTCAAGGGCACTTTCGAGAGAAGGTGTCTGTCCATAAAAAAGCGAATCGAGCGATTCACAATATAAGTTGTCCCGTA